ACCGGTGATTTTAACTCATTAAACAACTTATCAACTTTACGATGTAATTTATCGACTTGTGTAGTTAGTTTATCAATCTTATCAAATAGTAAATCCTTTTCATTTACATCAAAATTAAACATTAATTGATCGTCATTGAATGGTTCATCATCTTGAATTTCAGGTGGTACTATCGTATGTTGATCTACATGTTGAACTATCTCTTGCTGTTGTACTTCAACTGGAGGAGGTGGTGGAGGAGCAGGTCTTGGAGCTTGTTGAAATTGAGGATTATTATTTTTTAAAGTATTAGTAATAACCTCTTTCATGCTTTCACTTTTACTTCCCAGTGTACTGGACGAACCAACAATTTGGCCGTCCAGCTTTTTGAGTTCACCGTAGGTATTACCCATAAAGTTGAGCAAGACATCTTGCTCTTCTTCAGGAGATAATTGCCTTTCTAAAGGAGGTCTTTCTTCAGACATATTAAATATCTATTCCGTCTAGTAAATCTTTTAAGACTTCATCTTCATCTTCAGTCTTTTTTTCTTGTTTATTTTCGACTGCTACTGATGGTTCAGAATAAACTGGTTGAGATACCGGTACAGAAACTTTTTCTTCTTTACCTTCATCAACATAAAAATGTTCATTCATCATATCTTTAAGTTCATCATAACTCTTAATATTAAAAATTTCAGTTAAATCAAAAACTTTATCGTAAACACCTTTATGATCATCTTCGTCTAAATTATCAATTGCACTAGGCATAGCAAATTTAGATGACACATAACTAGGATAATCACCTTGTTTCTCTACTTTAACTCTTAAATTAACACCATTAGGACTCAAATCAAATATTCTAGGACCTAAATCTGCTGAATCATCTCCTTCAATAGCATCAACAACTATATTATGAATTTGCTTACCATATCTAAGAATTTTTACTTTACCATTATTTTCTGGATTGACTGGGTCATTAACTACATATACATTAACTAACCATTTTTCTGATCTTACAATACGTTTAGCTTTTTCTTTCTCTTCTTCTGATCCAGTTCTTAAGATTTTATATCTTTCTTCTGCAATTGGGTCTCTTTCACCAAAGGTTTGTAATGAAATTGCACTGGTATATTGACCAGTTGCAAAACTATTCCAACCATGTTGGTAATAATGAAAAAAGGTCTTTTTAGGATCCTTTGCGAATGGTAACAATCTTACTGTATAGGTATTACCTACTTCAGTTCTTAAGATATCGGTAATACCACTTTTGCTACTCTTATCATCTGCAGCTAAGGCAGACTTAATACTATCAAACATTGAACTCGTTATACTACTCATTCATATATTATAGATACGTTCCTATTAGTTTTCAAGTATTTCTTGTATTTTTTTTACTAAAACTTTAGCCTTAGTACTACTATAGAATTTAGTTCTAATATAATTCATTCTATTCAATGCAGGGCAATACAATTCAATTGCCTGATTATCAGTTCTTTTTAAAACATCTTCCAACTTAGTAAAAGCAAATAATATGTATAAATTTATTTTACGCTCTTTTAAATGCGTTAAAAAAGTATTATAAAGGTTACTATTTCCTAAATGTTCACAGTAATTTATATATTCTCTTAAATTTATTTTTTGATCATTACAGTATGTTTTTATAAAATCAAAACTTTCTTTTATTTTTGTTAAAGTTTGATTACCATCAGGATTATTAATCAAATAATTATCATGATATAAAGTATAAGTTTTTATAGCTTTAGGTGAAAGATAAAATTTTAAATCAAAATAATCTTCATTATAAACGAAATACGGAGCTTCAATAAAATCTTTTATATTAATATGCTTAAATTTTTTAAAAAAATTAGATAGTTTGTTAATTATAATAAACTTTTCATCATCAAAATTATCAAAATTTTTTCTATAACGAAAAGGTTTATTATTAATCTTTTTTGAAACCTCTAAAAATGTGTTATAAATTTGTTTTTCTTTAATGTTCATTCTAATCCGGAAAATTTATTTAAAAATTTAGTAACATATTTACTTTTAGATATTGAAGGTTCAGTTTGTATAAATTTTTTTATAGCATTGAATTCATTATCTTCATCTATTAAACTTATAAAAACATCTCTCAACCCTTTATTTTCAAGCAGCTTTAAAAATACAGTTGCAAAATTCATTTTTTTATCATAACATAATGAAACATAGGTACAAAAACTATAGAATATATGATTATACTCATCAGTCTGTAAACTTTCATATGGTGATTTTTCTTGCATTAATTAATTTGATCTAATCGTTTAGTAAGATTTATTATATTTTCATTCAGATTTCCACCAGCTGCTGCATCATGGCCGCCTCCATCCATAAGTTTTTCTGCTAATTTACCTAAATGTATATTACATTCTTTACTTTTTCGGATATAAACAGCTTTATTTTTTAAGTTAATTAAAAAAACTATATCACCAGCATATTTATCTAATATTATTTGGCTTATTTCATTAGGTGCTATACCTATAAAACAACCTATAATATCATATTCATGATCTTTTATTTTTAACTTACCTTTATAAAATTTTTCTTCATCTAAATATTTGTTTATACGTTTATTGATAATATTAAGTGCATTTTTATGATATTGATTAAACCCGTAAAAACCTTTTTCAAAATCTCTTAAAAATTTATCTACTTTATTGCCAGTATAACTCCAAAATATTTTATTAAGATCTTTACTATACGGCAATTTCAGTTTATAACTATCATAATCATTAATTAATTCAAATAATAATTTTAGATTTTTATTAATTTTATTCTTTATATCATCGTTAGTATCGTATATTAATTTAACTGTTGATGTATAATCTCTAATAGTTGTTTTTGCATGTTTATACCTATCTATATATTCAGCATGCTCACCGTGGTGATCTATTACGTGTACATTTTCTTTATCTACTAATTCAAAACTATTTTTTAAATTTAAATCACACACATAAATTTTATCATAGTCAGTAAAATTATTTTTATAGTTCCAGTTAAGTATGTCTTCTCTTAGATTTTTCTCCGTAGTGACAGAATAAGTTAAGTTACAATCACTATGTAAAATTTTCAAAACTAAGAAACTACCAGCACCATCCAAGTCTGCATCTGTAAAAACATGAATCTTTTTAGACATCAATATTACTTAGTTCCTCTTTTTAATTACTCAACATACCTAAAGTGTTAGATAGACCTTGTAAATCGCTATCGCTATCATCATTAAGAGTGTCATCTTCACTCAACGTTAATGTATTATAATCTATACGCATAGTATTGGTACCATAGTTAGCACCGAATCTATTTTTCATCATACCAACTTTCACTACACCTAATTCTTTATCTTCATCATCTTGGAAAATACTAAATATACAATCAGCTGTAGCCGCCATACCAATTGATTCAGATATTGTATCTAAACCAGGGTTATCTTCATCATAACCTGATCGATTTAATTGAGTAGCACTTATAATAGGGCATTCAAAAACATAACTTAAAGCTCTAATATCTTCAGTAACGTACTTAATTCTTTCATATGAATTATTACCCATACTGCTTTTTAAAAGATTTATATAATCCAATACTATAGCATCAATTTGAATACCTTTATTTTTAAGTTGTGTTATATAACCTTGTAAATTTTGCGGTGTAATAGTACTAGGAGGAAATTCTTTGATTAATATCTTACAGTCAGGATTATCATCACTATGATTTTTAATTTGATGCTTTAAACTCTTACTATCCATTCTTAAATCTTTCATAGGTATACGGGATATATTAGAAGATAATCTTCTTGCATAAATTAACTCAGACATCTCTAAACTAACTAATAATACTGTTTTACCTTGGTTAGCTATATTAGTAGCTATATTACCTAAGAAAATACTTTTACCAACATTAGTCTCACCTGCAAATATATATAACGATCTACCATTTTCTAAGAAACCTCCATCAATTTTATCATCAAGCCATTTCCACTGAGAAGGTATAGTAGGCTCATCCCTATTAAGATCTTCTATAACTTTATCAAAATCTTTAAGTAGATCCAAACCTATATCACTTTTTAAATCAATATTACAACTCTTTTCAAAATTATTAAGTATAAAACTAGTATCAACTTTACCTTGTGAAACGTCTTCAGCAACTTCAAGCATAGTTTTATAAATTGCTCTTTCTTTTAAAAATCGTTCAGTATTAGATAATAATTCTCTATCATTAAAATTTTTATCAATATTAACAAAATTCTTAACTATATCTTTAAAGCTAGTTTTAAGTTCATCATTAATTAGATATGCTTTTAATTCAGTCACGGTAGGTAAAACCTGACGTTTATTATAAAAATTCTTTATCAAAGAAAATATAACACGTATATTTTTATTATTAAAATATTCCGGCTTTAGATGGTCTATAATATTACCTAAAAAAGCCTCATTAGTAAGGCTTTTGTAAATTATTATCTCTTCGTAAAAATCTAAATCTAACTTATCTATTTTTTCCATTTATTAATAAAATATTTTTGACCATCAAAAAATTCTTTACTTGGATTACTCAATCCAGGGCTTTGATGTATAATTGGTATATCCACTACACCTATTTTAACTTTGTTCCTATTACATTCAAGACTGAAATCTAAGTCATAGTAGTGAAAATTGGAAGGGTATGTTTCATCAAATCTAATATTTTTTGGTAATTGTTTAATATTAACCCCAATAAACACCCCATCAATAAGTAAAACCCGAGAAGGTATATTACCAAACGAAGTGTATGCATATTCATCTTGATTACCATGAGCGACACAACCTCTTTGATCTTTCCGTTCTGACATAAGATGCCATAAAGCTGGTTCTTTAATTTTACAGTTTGTAGCTCCAGCCAAACCAAACACTGTATATTTTTTTGAACTTTTTCGTAACCTTTCATAAAAATCTTCACAATTAATATATACATCATCGTGAATAAAGCAAGCAATATCGACATTATTTTTATTTGCATCATCTAAAAACTCATTATAAGTTTTCTGCAAACTTTCTTTATTGTTTTCTTTAAAATAGAACGGTATATCATAATTATAATGGTCAATAAAGATTGACTTATATAATCTTGTTTTTTCTTTTTTGCCTTTTGTAGCACTATAAATTTTAAATTTCATAATTTTTTCTATCATCCATTTCAGGTTTAAAATCTCTATTATATATCATACCCATTATATTCCATAAAGCTGCTCCTAAATGATCTTCACTACAATCTCCTTGAAAATCTTGCATTAAATGTCTCATAGCACTGTCATATAAAATAGAATGCTTCATACCTTTCTTCCAATTATTTTCACCGTAGGTCTCAGCCCCTTGCAGATATCTTTTCATTACTGAATTTAATGCATTATGAGGCACTAAACTCATTCTCAATTTATCGTCAGCACAATCTCGTTGAGCTCCTGTATCAAATTGACGTGGATTACCTGTTATTTTTAGCTTTTTCATCTATTATATTATAGATAGGTTCCTTAAAAATTAAATCATTTGAATTAAATTCATTTTCACTTTTTTCATAATTATTACCTAACCATTTTTTATAGAAAACAGAACCATTACTATTTTCATCAGTATTAACATAATAAAACTTTATAAAATTTTTGTGAACAGTTAATGCGTTTTTAATTAAAGCTTTTGCGATTCCTTTACCTCTATAATCTTTATTAGTTACGATATAATATGTCTTTAAACAATCCGGGTATTTATCATAAACTGTATAAGCATGTAACCCTAGTATTTTATTATTATTATCAACACAAAGTTCTATAGGAAATTTATTCCACCAATTTCTTTCTGACCAAATATATCCAAAAGTATTCATTATAAATGAATCAGTATTTTTAAATACAAATTTAGTAATTTGCATTTTTTCATCTTCAGTTAAATTTTTTAATATTGCAATTTTCATAATGTTAAAAATGGTGAGTTGTTTATAAAACCATCTACAGATATGAGACCTTCAGTTGTGTAACTGTATAAAATACCTTCAGCTACTTCTTTATAACCTTCACCTTTTATCGAACTTATATTACTATCTTTATAGAATAATGTACTCCCTTGTCTTGCAATATAAACATTCATAGTCTTTATATTAACTATCCATAATGCAAAGGTGCCTTTAAGTCTTTCTAATACAGTTAAAATAGTTTGTTGCTCAGATTCAGGATCTTCACAAGGGCCAAAATTATATTCAATTTCATCTAACATTGCTGGTATAATACTCGTATCTACTTCATTCCAATGACCAGGTATATAATCATCTATCAATTGCTCAGTATTAGTCAAAACACCGTTATGAGCTACAACCCAATCACCGTATATAAAAGGATGACTAGTTTCATAGTCCCATTCTCTTTTGCTACTAGTCGGCGCTTGATTGTGACCTAAGTATAAAAAATCACTAGCTTCTTGAGAAGGTAAATTAAAATCTCTCCATCTATTAGTACCTTCTTTCTTAATAATCTTATATGTAGAATTTCTGAACTTATAAAATATACCTGTAGAAAAATTGCCTCTTTCTTTGTTAGCGTCTCCCAACACCTCAAAACTACTTAAATTATTACTACCGTATATTCCGCACATACCTTATTATAATTGGTAATTACAAAAAATCAATTATAGATTTTAATAATAATTTATCAATCTATATATTGGAAAAGGTTATAGATCATACAAAATACAATAAATAATAATATGAATAACTTATTTACTAGTAGCTGGATTAAAAATTCAGAAAAAATAATTTTAGAAGATACAACAGATTATATCGAAGAAGCAAGAGGCAAAAAAATTGCTGACCCTTTAAGAGCAAAACTTATGGGTATGCAAGATATAAGAGACCTAAAAGGTACAATGACACCTCGTTATTTTGCTACTAAAGTTATTAGACAATTGCAAAAAGAATTTCCGGATATGGAAGTTGATAATCTTGATGATTCACAAATACAGCAAGCTATTAATGTTATTGCTAATATTTCAAAACCTTTAGCAACTAGAAGTGATATTCAATTAACTACTAAAGAAAGAGGTACTTCAGAAAGAGAACTTAAAAAAGGCGATACTGGTTTTGAAACTTTACACCTTAATTTAGATGATGATGCAGTTCTTTCACATGAAGGTGATGTTGGTAATAATGATCTTTATACTATAGTAAAAAATGGTTTAAAATATAGAGTTACATTAAACGATTTTGCAGGTACATCAGTTAATTTAAATGATCTGAATAAAGATGCAATAGTTTCAGTAGTTATAGTTAAACCTAGTGAAACTGAAACAGTGGATAAATTTGCTGGAGAAATTCCGTTAGGTCAAAGAGAAAAATTAGTTGCTGATTACCCTGAAGGTGAAGAAGGTAATGAAAAGGATAAATTGCATGATAATTTTTATGAATTAATGAATAAAGGTGATAGAGATGGTGCAAAAAAAGTTATGATGGATATGTATGATCATGACCCAGCAACGTATAAACATTTATATAACGTGTTTACTGGCTTAGATGATGAAGCAGATACTCCTGAAGATGCTGAAGTTAATGTATCTAAATCCGATCTTAATAAAGATGGTAAATTATCAGAGTATGAAAAGGTAAGAGGTCAAGCTATTGCTGATGCAATGGAAAAACAGCATGGTAAAAAAATTGATAAAGAAGAAGATGCTGAAAGATGCCCAGTGACTGGTAAATTAAGAAAAAGTGATGAAGAAGAGGATGAACAGGTTGCTTTATCACCTCAAGAAATAGCAAGACAAATGCAAATTAGTAGATTACAGGAATTGCAGAATTTTTATCAACAAGAAAGAGTAAATCGTCACGGGTATTAATAAACTATAGATTTGCAGTTATTTTCTTTATAAATTTTGTATAATTTATCTTGCTGTATATATTGAAGAGGGTCAACAAATCCCGCATCAATAAATCCCTTCAATCGTAATGCACTGCTAGCACTATTAGCATCGCATGGATACTCTCCTGAATAACAAGTATATGTATCACCGAATTTAACACCTAATTCAATACCATTTAAAATAATCTCTTTTTTAGATTTAGTTAGTAATGGTGCTTCTACCTTAATATTTTTTTCTCTATTTAAAGCGGTCACTTTATTAATTTGTTCTACAAATTCCTTTGAACCATCCCAATAACCAGCTAAACTATCAGCTTCTGCTGCTCCGTACCATACAGCTTCTGCTTTAACAGATTCAGCGTATGATAATAAAGTACTTAAAAACATTAAGTTACGAAAAGGTACGTATGATTTAGGTTGAGCTTCTCCCATAACTTCTTTAACATCTGGTGTATTTATATTATCATTAGTTAATGATGAAACTGGGGCTATATCCTTTATGTATTTAACATCAAGAACTTTATTAATAAATTTAACACTTGGAAAATCATGAGATGCATTTATTAATTGTTTTTCTGCACATTCTAATTCTTTACTATGTCTTTGACCATAATCAAAAGTTACAGTATATACCGTTTTATACTTTTCAGCAGCTTTATATAAAAGAACAGATGAGTCCATCCCTCCACTGAGAGTTATTACAATTTTTTTCATTTTTTATTTTCAATTTTTTTCATTATTGCAATATCAATTTTTTTTGTTACTTTATGACCTACATGTTCATTATATACTAATGGTCCTAAAGATCTACCCATTGTCTTACCAACAAGTCCGTGTTTAATTTTCGTTCTACCTTGTAATGTTTTCTTACTCATATTAAAATCCTAATTTTGGTTCTTCATCGTTTTCGATTTCTTCTTCTGGAATATCTTCATCATCATTTTTATTACCGTATTTCCATTCATTTTTAATCTTTTCTTCTATAACTGGTATAATAGTATTATCCCACAGTTCCGAATCATTTTTCCACTTACTATAATAACCTAATTTCTTTTCATCAGGTAATTGATATGTAGATCCAGTTTGTATAACTGCACCTAAACCTACTGCTAGATCTAATAACCCATAATATTTATTAAGACCTTTATCAAACGATAAATACATTTCACCTTGTAGGTACTGCTTTACAAAACGATTTTTTACAGTTAATGCTCTTAAAATAACACCAGAATAATTTTTTTGACCTACTGCTAGTTTACCATCTGTATTTTTATCTTCTTTAACTGGCTTACGAGCTAACTGAACCGTAACTGAAGGAAGATAGACTGTTGCCTTACCACCTGGCATATCTTTAACTAAAGATGGAAATAAAGCAGATGGATCCTCAAAAATATGATTTGTAGCTAATATAGTTGTTTTAGTTATACCTGACAATTGCGTACATGTTCGTAATAAGGATTTCATCGCTTTAGCTCTACTACCCATGTCAGCACTAACATTTCCTTTTTCTTGGCGATTAATCTGCAATTGACTTTCCATATTACCTAATGAATCTATTGCGATAATAAATTTACCTTCTTGACCCTTTTCTTTTACTTTAGTAAGAAAGTCATAAATTGTATTCCGACATTCTTCGATACTAAAAGTAGGTACATATTTAACCTTACTGGTATCTAATCCTAAATTTTCTGCTCCATCTTTATCGATAGCATTTTCACTATCAAAAATAACAGGTATTAAACCTTCTTTTTGCGCATTAGCTAAGATCTTTTGAATTATAAATGATTTACCGGTCATACTAGGACCGGCAAATAAAGTCATTCTATTTCTTGGTATACCACCAAATAAAGAACCGGATACAATGCCATTTAATACCATTGATCCGGTGTCTATATATTCTTCTACATTACTTAATGCACTTTCATTTAAAAAAGATGCATAAGGATTTTTTTTATCAATTACTGAAAGTACATCATCAATTTCTTTACTCATTAATTAATTATAGATTATCTTTCTTAGTTTTCAAGAGATCTTCTATAATTTTTTCTTTTTGAATAATAATATTTTTTAATTCATTTATTTCACTATCTTTATGCTCACAAACACCTTTGATAGTTTGTTCAGCCATCTTCATGTGATGTTGAGTAAGTTCATCACGCATTTTATCTAAATAAGAATGCCTTTCACCTTCTGGTCTGAATGATCTAGCTACTGTATCAGACCTATTCATCATCAAATAATTTAATTACTTCAGGCTGTTCATTTGAAGCAGCTTGAGTAGGTACTGGTTGCAATGTTGGGTTGACAATTTTTTCATATTGCTCAATAATACGTGGCTCTACATTAAAATCTTCCCCCATCGCAATACTACTTTTTTTATAAACAAAGAAATTAGATCTTTTATTTTCTCCTTCTTGTACAAACTCTTGAAAAAAGAGCGGAAACAACTGCACAGCCATTTGACCATTTTGTTGTTGTTGAACTGTAATCATTACAGGATTTTCAACTTTAACGTTAGAATCATCTTCTGATGAAACTACTCCTAAAATATTCCTCCCGGCGTTATCAATGAATGTTGTAATTTTTTTATCTGACATAATTTTATTTAACGTTATAACCTTTTATAATCAACTAACTCTCATTACATTTACTAAATTTATCTGATAATAATAACAAAGTAGGAGCCCATAAACCAATAAAGGTACCTAATTGTTGATCGTTACGATAAATCCATAATGATCCAATAATTGAAGCCATAGCTCCAACGAATAATATACCTGAAAACAGGCCATTCCATAATCCATATTTACATTTCATAGACTATATTATAAATTAATAAAAAAAAATATCAACTTAAGAGTTCAAACAAATTAGTTTGTACCGCATTACCAGGTTTAAGAGCATGCCATTTTACATTATCATAAAATCTTTCTATAACATTGTATAATATTTTTTCAAACATTTTATCATAATCAGCATGAAATATGTTTTTAAATTCTTCAGGTAGATAATACTTATATGCTAAACAAGCTAAGTTATATGGGTTTGGTTGTTCAACATAAAAATATCTAACTTTATCACCGGAGCTAATATCTTCATACTTATTTTCTATATTAAACTTTTTTAATAATAAGTTATGGAAATAAGCTGCTTTTACATGAATAGGCATACCTTTAGCAGTTTTATACCCATCACATTGACCTGCATATCTTTCATATCCTTTGATACCTGATACAAAGGTAATATCTTCAATAGGCAGTTCTTTAAAAATCTTATACACATTATCTAATGCTTCATTCGTTTTAGTTATACTTTGTGTTGAAAGCATCGTTTCAATAATATTTTTTACATGAGGTTTAATAGCATCTGGCATAGTACTACGCACAACTTCCACCCCAGTATACTTATACTTATCCATAGTGATTCCCTCGTCATCTAATATATGAAGAACGTAACGTTTCTTCTGTAAGAATATACCAACATCTGCAATTACCTCACGTTTAAACACAAATCTACAATCTTTAGAGTTTAATGATTTAACACCCCAAACTTTAATTTCATCATTTAAAAAATCCTCAATATTCTGAACTTCGTCATAAAACTCTTTAGTTAATTTACCTTTATCATTAGTAAATGTAAGACCAGCTGTAATAAGAGGTTTAACTGAAATATAACTAGAATCAGTATCATTATATACAATACAATCATTAAGAGTTTTTTCATCATTAATACCTGTTTTTTGTTTAATATATTTTTTAAGTAGTTCATTAGACTGTTTAATTACTGATTGACCAGTTAAAGTAATTGATGAAGCAATATCATCATCACCAAACGGCGCATGTTTATTACCAAAATAACCGTAAATAGAATTAATAAAAACCTTAATACATAACTGCTTAGCATCTAATTGATCAATTTTAAATTTTAAATTTCTATCTTTATCTACACTATTAGCATACTCACGTTTTAACTTACCTAATTCATTTTTTACTTCTACTCTCTTTTTATAGTAATAATCTAAAATTTCCGGCATTACACCTTTGCGTTTCTGCGTAAATAATACGTTTGCTTTACTAATACCTATTTCCTCTTTCTTACAAAAATCTATAAACTTTTTAGTCGGTAAACTAAACACTTGACCATTTACATGTCTTAAAGTTACATCATCATCAGTTTTATCTTCAATTTTACCTACTTTAGTTTCTGGTGACATATTAAGTGATATCATCACGTTCGGATATAGAGAGTTCGCATCAAATGATATAATATTTTCTTGAAATCCAGGTAATGGTTCACCAACATACGCACCAGGATTTTTACCAGTATCAGCATTTCTAATAAATGATGGTATCTTTTGATTTCTATATCTCGATGTTACCGCGGTAGCTCCATTAATAACTGATAATGAGCCAAGAGCTGCTTCAAATGATGTTAACCCTACATAAGCTAACATCTTAATCAATTCAGTATATCTAAGTTTTTCTTCTAAATGCTTTAACAATCTAACGTCTTGAATATTATATTCTACAAATAATTGCCAATCGTTGTCAGATAAAGTAGCTAAATTTTGATTACCAAAATCAATTTTTTTCTGACCTAACTCCACCGCACCAATATTATCCAATTTATAACTTTCTTTAACACCAACTGAAAATCGTTTATAAACGTCTAGATAATCAATTAATGATATACCTTCTATATAATGTCTAACTTGCTCAATACCAAATTGACCTTTAATAGTTCTACTATAAACTTTACCAGATGGTGATAATCGATTTTTCCATTCTTCACCTAATAGACGTTCACATCTATTAATAATATACGGCATATCAAAAAACTCAGAATTCCAACCAGACATAATATCCGGATAATCAGATTCAATATATTCTACAAACTTTTTAAATAACTCTCTTTCGTTATTACATTTAACATACGTAACGTCATTATCTTTTACTTCAAAATCTTTTAACCCCCAGGTTACAAAATTATTATTAAGAGAATCGTAAACAGTAATTACGTTACATGTATGGGTAGGATCTTGAGGTTTAGGAAATTCATCAGGTGAATAAGTCTCAATATCTAAAAACAATACTTTAATAGGGTTAGCACTAAACTCAGGTTTTTCATTTTCCTTCCAAAACGTATCAACTAAATACTGTTGTGTAGCAGGTAAGTTTTCAAAAACTCTTTTTATATTAGTATCCTTTATATATTTGTATCTATCATATTGTGTTCTAAAAGTCTTTTTAATAAGCTTAGTTCCAAAGATAGATTCATCTTCACCTTTCCCTTCAACGTAAAGATAGGGTTCATATGAATTAGTTATTTTAATTCTTTTACCATCTTTATCCCATGTAAATAGGTGTATACATCTTTCACCAGGATCATAGTATATATTTCGATAACTCACTAATCTATTATATAATAGTTCCTTAAAAAATACCACTTTTTATTAAATAATAATATGACAGACAAAGATTCTAAATTAATTTACGAAGCATATAATTCTAAAAAAGACGAAGTTGTCGAAGAAAATTTAGATATAATCGATGCGTTAACAAATTTAACCCAACAAAGTGAAGAAGAAGAACATTCTGATGAAGATGCTGAAAATTGCCCTATGAGTGATGAAGAACATGATTCTGAAGAAGAACATGATGCAGAAGAAGATCAAGAAATAGGTGATGATGCTAAACAAATTAGCAAACATTTAGAAAGTTTAGTTTTTGAATTGCAACGACTTAATGATTCAATTGGGTTATATGTAAGAGGTAAAAGACCAGCATCATTTGTATCTGGTCCTGAACAACAGCAATAATGACTAAAAATTTTGATGCAGTTATCAGGAGATATGCACAAAAATATGGTATAAGTTTTCGTGATGCTGCAAGTATGTTAGGTAAACGAAATGCTAAAGCAAAAAAGCCAATCAAACCTAAAAAGCCTGTTCAAACTAATTTAGATTTTTTTGATCCACCTACACCTACTTATGGTACTGGTATTTAATTATATCTACTTAGATTAATTCTATTAATATCACCAACATTATATTGATATAATTCCATATAACAATCTATATTTTTATCGTCTTCTAACCACCTTGTCTCAGCGTATTGACGACCTTTTTTACATAAAGCTTTATACCGTTTTCTATCATTTAAAGTTCTGTCAATTTGATCTATCATCTCATCACCTGTTTTAAATTTAATAGGTGCATTTTCATATGTACATAAATCTTGACATGCAATTGGTATTCCAAGTGCACTAGCTTCTATATATTTCAAATCAGATTTTGAACGGTTAAATATATTATCTTGTAAAGGTGCAACCATCATGTTAACGTTTAAATCATATAGACCTTTACCATATTCGAATAATCTTCTCCATGGATGAAACTCAACTTTACCAGATCTTACTAAATCCATTAATGGTATAGGATGAGCTCCCATAAACACCCATTGATATTTATCAACAGTTCTTCTTATAACATCATTAACGTGATGGAAATCATCCTTGTATTTAACTCTTTGATCAACATCAAAATGAGCCCCAGAACCAGCATATAAAATTCTTGGCTTACGTTTATTTATTTCTAAACTTTCCATTGTTCTATTATGGTTATAATGATTGCCTATCCAAAATTTAGGCATAAAATTAGGTATTACTGTAACGTTATTATTACCGGTTTTTTCCTTATAATAATCCCTCATAAATGGGCATGTAACTGTCATTTCATCGCACATTGACATCATTTCTTGTGCTGATTTTCTTATCGCAGGGTCTTCAAATGCTGTTTTATATTTGTTATAATCTGGTATATCTTCTTTAAAACAAATATCATCAATTTCATATATTAATCTTATATTATGCTTATCTGCTATTTGTCTAAGCATTTTAACAAATTCTAATTGATGAGGGGTAGCCTGTCTTTGTATTCTTATACCCTTACAACCACCGTAATATCTTTCGTCTAAATTCATTACTGTAGATCCATGAACTACAGCTTTACTATGAGCATTCATAATTTGTTCTGGCCATATCATTCTCCAATGACCACAACCAGAATAATCAGCATAATAATTTAAAAATCTAGGTAAATTTTGCTCTGGCGGTTGATCCGGCTGTTGTTGTTGCTCTTGCTGTAAATTATTAACAATATTAAACGGTGTATTACCGTTAAACGGCATTTTATTTGGTTGGACAAGCATATTATAATTTAATTACTTTTATAAATTAATCAACGAAACTAACACGTTTTGTTATACCGTTATATTTTTCTAAAAATATAATATCACCGGACGCAGATTTAATACTTTCTTTTCTATGACTTATAACAAATACACACTCATTATATTTTTCTACTCTCTCATTTAATATTTCTAATACTAATTCAACCCCTCTTTCATCTAAACTACTATCAAATAATTCATCGTAAAAACTAATATTATAATGCACATCACCTTGTGCTTTTCTCATATCCATAAATGAAAATAAACAAGCAAGGTCAATAGCTTTTCTTTCAGCTCCAGAAAAATTATTATATGTACATATTTTACCTTTTTCATTTACAATTTCTTCTTCAAAATATTCATTAAAAACGCAAATACAATTACTATCTAGCTTTTTCAAAAAGTGAGTTAATTTACTATTAAAATGTTGTAATATTTTTTTAACAATAAAACTCTTTACTCCCTCTTCACTCACTACAAACTTTACGACATCTAATAAATTTAAAACCTTTTTAATACTTTTTATTTCATCTTGAATAGTATCTACTTTAAGTTGAAACTCCTTTACTGATACATCAAAATTATTAGTTTCATTTACAGTAGATATAATTTCTTCAGCTATCTCATTTATACACTTAGAAATATAATCGATGGATTCATTTACATGGCTTATACTATAACGTTGCTTTTCTATATTGGAAATTTTACCTTCAATAATATTGATAGCCTTATCAATTTTTATTTTTTCCTCATCTAATTCTTTTATCTTTTTAAGACCGTTTTCAACTCCTAGCGTTTCACCTATTAAAAATTTACGTATAGTTTTTTTCTCTTCCTCAACTCTTTTATGATCATGATCTTCCATAGGTCTCAAACATACAGGACAAGTATCCTCTTCAGTACCTAATTTCTTAAGAATTTCAGCATTTGTTTTAATAATTTGTTTTTGTAAAATGACACTGTGATTTACCTCTTCTCTCTCTTTATCAATATTTTTTAATTTATTTTTTAATTCTGACAATTTATCAATGTATGGTTGATCGTCTAATTTATTAATAGCTTCTAATTTATTTTTTGCGTCATTTAAATCTTTACCATGCCCACTTTTTACATTTTTAAGATTTGATAATTTTTGATCTCTTTCACTGTCAAAATTATTTTTTTGTTCTTTTTGCAAGTTAAGATAATTATTACTTTCTTCAAGTCTCGTTATTTCAATATCAAAATTTTTCTTTACTTCATTATATTCATTACGCAATTCAAAAAGCATTTTACTAAATATCTCTAAATTAAATATTTGCTCAATAAATTTACGCTTTTCAGTTTTACTTTTACCCATAAAAGGTATATGATTATTAAGTGTCATAATAACACAGTTTTGAAATATTTCTGGTGTAGAAGATAAAACTGTATTAATGTATTCATTTGTATTAACTATACTATCTCTAGTCTTATCATCTCCATTTTTATAGATATAGCATTTTGAAGGATTTAAAGTACGTATTATATCAAATTCATTGACTCCATGCTTAGGATCATCTACTGTAAAAGATAATTGAACCCAACAAGATCCTCCGGTTAAATTATTAGGTATAAAGTTTTTCTTTATATCTCTTAAAGTATTACCAAATATCGCAAAATATAACGCATCAGCAATAGTACTCTTACCAACTCCATTACGTCTATCCTCTTTATCTCGGTTAATACCAGTAATTATATGCAGACCTTTTTCAAAATTTATAACTACAGGTTCTTCACCTACAGATAAAAAATTCTTTATTTTTAATTCTTTAAAACTTACGTATTTCATTTAACTCTTTCGTATAAAGATTGTGTGTAATCTATAACGTCATTCTTATTTTCTATATCCAACAGATTAACAAAATCATCAATTGCTCTATTAATATCTACACCAGATAAATCATAATCTTTATCATTTTCTATTTTAAGTTTATTATAATTTACATCATAATCAATTCTTAATTCAACTGGTTTATAAGACATCATTTTTGCAACTAATAAATCTAAATGATCAGTACTTATATTTTTATCAATAATTAATTTTAAAATATTACCAGGAATAACTTTATTGAATGTATTATCCACTTTATCTATTTTAATTAATTTTGATAACATTATTTTTATATGTTTAGGTGTTATAGGATTTTCAATAAATTCATATGAAATATTATCATCAACATTTAAAATATAAAACCCTTTTGTTGAACCACTATCACCGAAATCCATTTCAAATGGATTACCTACATAAACAATCTTACTATCATCAAATATTTTTTCATCTCGTAAATGGAAGTGTCCTGAAAAAATTAGATTTGATTTTTTAATAAGCTTTTCAGGATCATCTCCATGATCACATATTTTATATGAATTCATTTTAAAATTCTCTAACTCAAAATGACCGAAAATTATATCACTTTCAGGTATTTCTTTTATTGATGTACCCCAAGGACAGAAAGTAAAAGATTTACCATTTATATTTTTAGATTTTATCTTATCAAAAACTTCAATATTTTTTTTACCTTTTAAAATACTTAAACTATTAATTTCACTGGTATCTTTATACCAAGCATCATGATTACCAGTAATCATAGTTATATTAAAATCTTCAAATTTATCTAAAAGATCATTTGCAAAGTTTAAAGTTTTAACAGAAATTTCATCCCTATAATGAAAAAAATCACCACAAAATATTATTTCATTTATACCCCGTTTCTTAAGTTCATCTATATACCACTCAGACCATTTTTTAGCTACACCTAACCAAAAATCGTTATTTTGATGAACTCCAAGATGTAGATCTGAAAATAAAGCTATTTTTTTACTCATCTGTTTCACCGTCATTATTAGGCTTAACATAAACCATACCATCCGTTGCATCGATCATTTCTTGCTCGTAAACTTTTTCTTTATATTGATTAAGTGTTTCGGTATGTTTCTTTTCTTTTTTAATCCTATTAATAAACGCATGGAATGCAATAGTAGTAAAATATGAAAATGGGTTATATTCTGAATCAATATTAAACTTTTTATTTTTTACCGCGGTATACATTTTTACTATAGCATCTCCAACCATTTCATCTTTGTATGTATAATTTATAAAATTAGATGAAAAACTTAAACCATGAGCTATTTTTTGTATCATATCACCTAACTCTCTAGTACAGTTTTCTGAACTATAAAAGTTAACTAATTCTTGCTTAAAATCAGCAGGGTTTACATAATAAGCTGTTTTTTTAGGTTTAGGTCCTCTTTTTTTACCCTTAGGTTTAGGAACTGTAGGTTTTTTATTAGCCATATTTAATTATAACATATATATCTTATTTCTCAACTATATCCGTAACTTTAAAATTTATTTTTTCTTGCGAATATATTTGTTTTCTTTTTTGAGCATGTCGTTCACCGTACGTTAATTGATCAGCTAAATCTAAAATTACTAATTTATTTTTACTCTCATGCAATCTCAAACCCCGACCAATAGATTGTATAGTTCTAATAAAACTTTTACCTCCTGATGCAAACATAATCATATGAATATTTTTAATATTTATACCAGTACTAAAAATTGAACTCATAGCTATGCAAATAACATTATTATTAGTTTCCATTATTTTTTTAACTCTATCTCTCTCTTCAACCTCCACCTCACCTTTAACAAAAAATACTTGCTTATTTTCACACTCAGTAAGTTTGTCATATAAAGCATCACCATGAGCTAAATGATTAACCAAAATAAGTGAATTATTATTAAATTTACCGCATAACCCTTTTATAAGATTGTTCCTATATTCACTAGTATAAATAAAATCTAATTCATTTTTAAAATTATTTTCACCAGAAGCATATTTAGGTTTTGTTTTGTAAGATATATCAATGAAACTAACTGAGACATTAGTTAAATATTGTTCCAATCTAAGGGAATAACTATCCTTATCATATATAACACTTCCGATTTTACCTTTAATATTCCATTCATCAGGTTTACTATCCGGTAAAGTACCTGTCAATCCAAACTTATTATTTGTAAAAATATTACTGACCATTTTACTTATTTTATTTGATTTTTTTATGGTATGACACTCATCTATGACTAAACAATCAACATACTGAATCCAGTCATTATTCTCAAACTGACTCTGTAAAATACCTCTGTTAGCTATAATACAGTTTGCAGTCAAATCAGGTTTTATTTTACCAGTCCATCTTGTAAATTTAAATTTAACATCATAATCTTCAAAATCATTAAACGTTTGATTAACTAATCCTAAATCAGGTACCACTATTAATATTTTTATTTTATCATTATGCTTAAAAAATGACATCAATAATGATGCAATAGTTAAAGTCTTACCTCCTCCAGTACCTAATTTAATAATACCTCTACCTAATTTTAAAGCTTGCTTTACCGATTCTTCTTGATAATCTCTAAGTTTATGCTTTAAAGAATTATAAACTTCATAATCTTTATATTTTTGAGGTTTAACAACTGATAAAAAATTTTCACTATCTTCAATTTTTATTTCTTCATTAGATAATGTATTTTTACAATAACTCATGATATCATAAAACAATCCAGGTTCAAATAAACCGGTTGGTGTAATGCAGTAAATTCTTGTATTAGCGTAAAATCTTGCTCGACCTCGCAATCTAAATCGAGCAGTTTCATCTTTAACGCTAAAAAATTCTCTTATTGAATCTAATGCATCTGTCTCTATTTTAATTTTACTATTTGATAAACTAAATTTTATCATAATTGTTCCATTTTCATTATTTCAATAATATTTTTTATATCGAATCCCACTGCACTAAAAGTTTTTTCCGTTTTTTCTAAAAATTCAACTAATAGTTCTTCTTCATGTATATCTTTACTTATAGTTTTCATTTTATCATGGTTCCAACTAGCTTTTTCTGCTACAGGTATTGTAACTTTAATAGGGCTTTCCTCCATTATTTTTTTAACTACGTCTTTTTTGATTACATCTCTTTTTTGTTTTAAATTAATAAGATTTTTTTTATGTCTTATTAATTTTGAAACCCAATAATGTTTCCTAGCAGGAGTTTTCATTGATGAATCCTTTAGATTAAATTCATTAATATTTAAATCTTTTTCAATTTCATTTATATATTGATCTAATATTTCCACATTTTAATTATAAATACTATTATGAAGAAAACAAGTCTTTTTGAAAAATATTTTAGTAAACTATTAAAAAAGAAAAAGAAAGTAAAAGAAGAAGATGATAATACTGTAGGTGGTGGTGCACTCGGACCAGCAGCTGGTATAGGTCATCAAGGTTTAGAAAATACTGATTTTTATGCTCCAGGTGATGCTAGAAAACCAAAAGCTTTAGGAACATATACTAGAAGAGGTAAGGTAAAACGTAGAAAAAAGAAAAAAAATAAGTAAATAAGAGTATGAGTATTATTAATGTAAGTTTAGATTCAAGCCAAACTATTACAAAAGTAGCTGCAGTTACAGAAACAATAACTACGTTTTCAATTGAAAGAATAATTGATATACCAAGTAAAAATAAAGTTAATGTAAAATTAAGTTGTTGTGATGATATTATGACTGTAGAAGCATTAAGTGATGGCAATTACGGTAGTGATTGGACATATAATTCTCTTAAAAGTGCATGTAAAACAATGATAGAAGCTATGTAATGGATACTGGTATTTGGAAAGTATATGGTTCTGTTCCCGAAAATGCTTTTGGGTTTATATATGAAATTACTAATATTAATAATGGTAAGAAATATATAGGTAAAAAACAAATGATACGTAAAATAAGGCGTTTACCGTTAAAGGGTAAAAAGCGTAAACGTATAGATTATAAAGAGAGTGATTGGAAAACTTATACTGGATCATCTGATTCTTTAAACATTGATATTGCAACTTTAGGATTAGAAAAGTTTGTTTTTAAAATTTTAAAATTTTGTAATAGCAAATTTGAACTTTCATATTTTGAAGCAAAAATGCAATTTGAAAAAGACGTTTTATTAAGTGAAGATTATTATAATGGTATTATAAATTGTAGAATAGGTAAACCTCCTAAACAATTATTGGAACAGTATTATAATAATATTAATGATGGCTGATTTAAAATTAGACAACTATGATATAGAGTTAATTGATTACAATAAACTATTCAGTAGTATTATACAATATAATATAGTTAATAATTTACATGAATTAAATTATCTTCACAAGCGTATTTCTAATAGGTTAGTTAAAAAAATATTTTTACATTGGATAATATATGAAATGTGTGAAAATATTTTAAATAGAAAAAATAAAAGTGTAATATATTTTAATTTCACTCAAATTGAAGAATGCGATATAATGAAATATTATAATGAAAAAGATATTTTAACCTTTTTAAGTTATTCACTTAGAAAAATAGAAAAACTTTTACCAATTAAAATATACATTAGTAAATATTCTATAGATTATCTTTCACATCTATTAAGTAAAAATGACGGTAAAGCTTATACTACAGTTAATTCAATTGTAACTAAAATGAATAATATTGATATTACTAAATTTACATTTTCTGGCGTTAAAAAGTTTACTAAGCAATATGAATTGAGTTTTTTAAATAATGACTACTTTAACCGTTTATCAACAAAACAACTGATGTTAAAATAAATATTAATATGGATAAATTTACCAGAACTGCAAATCATATACTTTCAGAAAAAGTTTATATTTTTACTGATGAAGATGATAATGATCAATATGAACCTGAAGAATCACCTGCTGATGATAATATGGGTCAAATGGAACCTTTAGATGATGAAGATAATGAACATCAAGATATTAAATCTATGATTATTGATCTTTTAACTAAAGGTAAAAGAGAAGAAGCAACTAAAATTTTAATGAGTTTTAAAATAAAAGATCCAGAAGGGTTTAATAATTTTATTAAACAATTTGAACAAGAATCCATACCTAGCGAGCAAGAAAGTATTACAAATAGAGCAGAAAAAATAGATGGATTAGCTGGTGCTATAGATTTAGTTAGTAAATTAGGAATAACTCCTCAGAAAAGATTTGGAGGGTTTGTAAGTGGCGCTAAAAATGCTGGTAAAGAAATGGATGCATTATTAGGCGATGTTGCTAAACAACTTAAAGGTTTTAGAAAGGGACTTAAATGAGTTTTTTAAAAAAATTACATAAATTTACAATTGAAAATTTAAACGAAGATACATTACCACCGGCTAATTATCCAGTACCTGATTTAGAAGAACCTCAACAACAGCAACCAGTACAACAACAAGCTATACCCGGTGCTCCTGAAGCTCCGGTAATACCTGATGTTCAACCTGAACCAGAAGTTGAAAAATTATCCCCGGAAAGTGAAGTTTTGTTAGTAAGATTAATTAAAAAAGCATTAGTTACTGAAATAGACCCTAACGATGTAGATACTATTTCAGATTTAGGTGATATAAATGAAAAAAATACTAAATCATCATTAAAAATGTTAATTAATATTATGAAAAAATATTCATCAGATATAGATGTAGAATAATGAATTGGAAATCACTAGATCAAATTTATATTGAAAATAGTGCTTTTAAAAAGGTACCTAATTTAAATAGACATGTTATAAACGAAGCAAATGTAGATGAAATAATTTCTATGATAAAAGAGCTTGACAAACAAGGTCTTTTTACTGATACTAATGATTTAGATAAAGTAAAAGCATTTTTAAGTAAAAAGCCTTTCAGTAAAAAGGTTAAAGAATATCTTACTAATAAAAATTTAAATGAAAAAACTATAGGACAAGGTGATATAAGAGAAATTATTATTGATGTATTATCAGAATTTGGAGATATAGCTAATTATGCTGAATATATTAATAATCCTGCTGATTTAAAATCGATAGGTATGCAAGGTAGACTATCAGATAATATAAGTAATGTTTCTGGACTAAAAAAAGAAACAGCTGAAAGATTAGTAAATTTAATAGGATCAGAAAGTGGTAGAGGGGTAGGAAGAGGAGAAATAGCATTAGCTACTATATTTGACGATGTAAAAATGAGTCTATCTAAAGGGGATTTAGATTGGGATGGTAGATATTTAGAAGTTAAAGGATCTGCTGCTAGATGTGGTAAGAGAGATAGAGCTTCAACTAATTTTACAAGAACTAATCTTGGTAAATTAACTCAAAAATATAATATTGATACAAGAGCAGCTAAAGAAAGGTTGGATATTATTACATCAACGTTATCTGATCAAGAAGGATTAGATAGAAATGTATTATTCGATGCTTTGAATGATTTTGTAAGTACTGAATATCCACATTCAACTTATAAATTACCGCAAGATATTAATTTATCTAGTCCAATTGAAGTAAGAAATGAATTAACGAAAATTTATATTACAAATTATGCGGAAGATGAAGGAGTTGAATATTTTATTTTTATTAACACTGATACCAGAGAACCAAAAAATATAGGTAGTTATATAATTTTTACTAAACAACAAATACCGGATCTTATTGATCAAAATAGAATAGGAGCTGATACAATTAAGTTTACTAATTTAGATCCATCATTGAGAAACGTTAGAGTATGAAATCATTTAAACAATTTATAATAAATGAAGGTGGAGCTGCAGGTCATATGGCACATCCTTTTGATCTTGAAAGTATACAAAAAGGTAATGATTTAATTGAATTTTTTAATCGAATAATAAGTTCTATTACATCGTCCGCACCATCTTTAAAAATTGATGGTGTGAATGCGAGTTTTAGGTTAATTGATACATCTGATGGTAAGCAATTTGCTTTAGATAGAGGTTCAATGAAACCTCTTGATGTTGAAGGTATAACTGTTGATAAACTTTTAGCTAGATTCGGTCAAGGGCATGGTATGGTTAATGCAGGGTCTAAGTTGCTGACTATAATGAATGAAGCATTACCCTCTATTACACCGGAATTAAAAAAATTAGGCATGTATGATAATCCAAATAGATTTTTTAATACAGAATTTGTTGAAGGTCAGACTAATGTTTTACAATATGATACAGATTTTTTAGCAATTCATGGTATTAATGAATTTTATCAAGCTACACCTAGACGTAGAGCTAGTAAAGAGATAGATTATGATGAAAAAGCTTTAGTTAGTTTAATAAACAAATTGAATAAATTTTCAAAACAATATAATTTTAAAGTTTACGGGTCAGTACCAGTTAAAAAAACAAAAAACCCTAACTATGCTAATGTGTTAAATAAAAATTTTAACGTTATTATAAAGAATGAAAAAATATCTAAAAGATTAAAAGAGTTTTTAACTGACGCTATAAATCCATTCAGTGAAAAAATTACTCTACAAGACGGTAAACAAGTAGGTGCCTTATCAAAATACGTTTATTTGCAAATTTTAAATGGTGTACCAGTAGATACATTTGTTAAAAATGAAAATGATTATCAAAAAGCTATTGACGGTGCGGTAATTTACCATGCTACTAGATTATTAGGTGATGAATTACTAACAACATTAACTTCTGATATGGGTGATGTTAAATATCATGAAGGTATAGTAGTAAGAGATAAGAGAGTTAGTAATAGACCAGTAAAAATTACTGGAGAATTTATTGTAAGCGGTATGGAATCACAGTTTAGAAAAGAAGATAATGAAATTGCACCATATTATGGTAATTATATTAATAATCCTCCGGTTTTTAATCAAGGGGAAGGTACGAGACTTAGATCATCAGTGAATACATTCGGGGAAATGTATGAATATTTAACAGAATTTGATTCAGTTAATAATTTTAAAACTGTAGTAATTTATCCAGGTAGATTTCACCCGTTTCATAGAGGACATGCTGCAGTTTATAATAAAATTAAAGAAAAATTTCCATATGCTGATGTTTTTATAACAACCACTGATAAAACCGGTGATAAATCACCATTTTCATTTGATGAAAAACTAGAAATGATGAAAAGTGCTGGTATAGATGAAAATTCAGTAAAAAAAGTTAAAAACCCTTATCTTGCACAAGAAATTACAAGTTTATATAATTCAGACAATACAAAAATAATATTTGTGGTATCTGAGAAGGATATGGACGGTGATACAGCAAGATTTAACTTTAAACCTAAAAAAGACGGTTCACCATCATATTTTCAACCATTGGAAAGTGTTGGAGATAGTGAATATTTAGGTAAACATGGTTATATAGATACATTACCTACAATAGATTTTAAAATTCTAGATAAAGAGGTAAGAAGTGCATCAGAAATAAGAAATTTATTTAAAAATTCTGATAGTAAACAACGGAAAAATTTAATTCAAGATCTATATGGTAGTATGGATAATAAAATTTACAATATTTTTAATAATAAATTAATTTAATTTAATTATTCAAATCCAAGTTTTTTAGCAGCAGGATTATCATCTAAATCATCTATTTCTAAATCATCTGGTTTTACAAAAGCATCTTCTTTATCTTCCTCTTGTTCAGATCTTTTTATATTATCTTCATAATCAAGATAATGAAAGACTGATGATAGGTAATCAGATGCTTTTGTAATTTTACTTGCTACCCACCCTTCTATATTGTCTTTTTTACCTATATGATCAAATAATTTTGCAGCATATTCGTTAGCTTTAAGTAGTTCAGCTCTTGCCATATCTATTTCACCATCATAATCAACATCTTCATCGGTATTATCATGGCATCTGCAATCACTATCACAACCGCAACCGTGATTATCAGGTTCTCCAGCTTGAATATATATTGTTTCATCTTCTACCGGTGGTTCAACTTTTTTTCTTAATGGTTTAGTTTCACCTATTGAAGTAATACGTACCATAGTAGGTACGTTATGACCTAAACCAATATTTTCATTTATTTTAGTATAATTTTCATAAATTAAATTAGAATCTTTATCCATATTAATTATTTATTAAATATTATTATGACATTTGATAATATTGTAAGTAAATTGCTTAATGAATATGGTTCTGTAATATCTTCATCTGAAGATGCTGAATATAGGGGTAGAAAAGTATCTTTAAATAAACCTACTAGAGGTGATGTAAAAAAATTTAAAGTATATGTTAAAGACCCTAAATCTGGTAATGTGAGAAAAGTTAATTTTGGACATGGAGGTACTTCAGCTAAAAGGCGTGGTGAAAAAACAATGAAAATCCGTAAAAGTAACCCTAAAGCCCGTAAATCTTTTAGAGCTCGTCATAATTGTGATAACCCTGGACCTAAAACTAAAGCAAGATATTGGTCATGTCGCAAGTGGTAACATTAAATAATAATATGATAGAATCTTTTAAATTTTTTACCGAATCATCTAATAAGGCTATTGAAGATCTTAAAAAAATGATTCAAAACCCAGATCCAGAAAGAGTTAAAATGTATGGTGGTACTAGCTATGTAGATATGCTTCAACTTAAGTTAAATAGAATGCTTAAAGTTGAAGCATTAAAAGATCATTTAAGAAAATCTAAAATGAGCGGTTATTATAAACATGAGGATGCTGAAGATCGTTGTAAGAGAAAAGCTGATAGCGTATATGGTAAAAAAACTTCAGCATATAAATCCGGTGCAATAGTAAGATGTCGTAAAGGTAAAATCTGGAAGAAAAAATGAATAAATTTGATACAATTTTAGAAGGTCTTTGGGCTAATATTAATAAAAAGAAAAAATCTGGTCGTAAATCTGCTAAAAAAGGTAGTAAAGCATATAAAGCTGCTAAAAAAGCTGGTGATAAGTTACATGCATCTAAAGAAGCAAAAGGAATGTAATGAATTTCAATGAACTATATGAATTTTATGTTAATGAAGCTAGTGATAATCTACATCAATGGTTTAAACGTGGAGGTAAAGATCCTAAAACAGGTAAAAAATTTAGTGGGTGGATAAATTGTAAGACTGGGGGACCTTGCGGTCGTAAAAGTAAAAAATCTGGCGGTAGTTACCCAGCTTGTAGACCAACTAAAGCAGCATGTAAAAAAATAAAAGGTAAAATGTATAAGAAAAAAAGTTCAAAACGCATTAATTGGAAGAAAAATAAAAAATAATTAAATAATCATATGGCAATTACTGATACAACAGCTCCGAAAAATATACCATCTACTGGTGCATTAGGCATTGGTTCTACTGCAGGGGTAGATAGAAGTATAAATCTTGTTAGAAATATAAAACGAACTACTACTGCAACATCAGAAGGAAGTATGGATAGATTAAGAAATTGGTTTAATGATTATGTAGGTACACCAGGAGGTTTTACAGCTCTATCAGGTAGTGAATCAATAGCATTAAGTCAGTGGAGAGGTGCTAGAATAACTGGATTTAGTGTACAAGCACGTAATGAAACATCTAATCCAGGTTATGATAATAATAACGATGGTAGATTAACATGCCAAGGCTTTTTTGATGATAAAACATCTACTAAATTTAAATTAGTAAGAAGCAGTTATAATAGTACCAAAACTGCACAACATGGAAATGCTATAACGTTTACCGGTATCGATGGAGATTCTTCTGGTGAAATGACTTTAACTATTACAAATTCATTAGATAATGAAGCTACTATGTTATTTAAACCGAAAAGAAGCGGTACATCTTATATGAAAAGTACCACTACAGTTGGTAGATTGAGCTCTAGTGATGGTGTTCAACAGTATAATTTTAGCAGTACTGCTGAAGGTGGTTTAAGTAATACTATGTATTTTACTTTTGGTTTACAAGCTATGAGTGCAGATAGAGTTTATGGAGCTGGTTACACATACCCATAAACATAATTTGAATAGATAGGATTCAAACATAAATATATCTATGAGTTACTTCATAGATGAGTTGAAAGACCAGTTAAGTAAATATATAGTTGAGTTAACAATTAACGAACAACGTTATCTTTATACAACTAAAGAAGAATATATAGGCGTTACTTTAACTAAAAATAGTGTATATAACTATTATTCAAAAAAAGTGGAATTATTAAATTATAATGAAGTGTCTTCATGTGGATATAATGGCAATGATGAAACTAATAAAGATTTAGCTTTAAAAAGATTAGAGGAAATAAATGAAGATTTATCAGATTGTAGTTATGAGTTTGAAACTGAAAAAAATATTAAAAAATTTTATTTTAATGAATATGTAGATAGAAAAGAATTTTTATTATGTAAATTTTTTGATTTTAGTATTGATTTGGTAAATTTAGCTGAAGATAAAATACCTAATGATAAGAAAAAATATGTTTTTGATGTTTTTAAAAAACATATTAATGAAAGTATAGACATAGCTTTAGAAGAGCTTAATGAATTTAAAAATGAAGTTGAAGATAATGATATTGAAGATATTGATTCAATAATAGAAATTTTTAATGATACAGCTAAAGAAATAAATTTTGAAGGTATAGAAACTTTTACCGATTTATTTAATTACTGGCCTCCTTTACTTTTACCTGCACCGAATATCATATATGATAATATGTCAAATATTTCAACATTTAAACAATTTGTAGATACAAGTTTATATGAAATGAATCAAAATAATTCTAAAAATAATCCTGGTAAAAATGTTAAAACTATCGATGTTATTAAAAATATAAATGAGAATGATAAATTCCATATTATAGATATGTTAGAAGACTATTCCCTTAAAAATAATAATAAAAATTTTATTTCAATGAATAAAGTAAAAGAATTATTCAACAAAAAATAATCATGGATATAAATTCAGTAAGTTTAGTTAATATTAAGAAAGATTATATAACTAAAAGAAACAATAGAGCTAAATTAGATACAGGATTTCATTGTAACTATAAGTGTGAATTTTGTTATTATATAAATAACTTGCATCTTAAAACATCGTTTGAAGAAGTAAAAAGACGTATAGATAGAATACACGGTTATGGTATAGCTCAGATTGATATGTCAGGTGGTGAAAGTTCTATCCATAAAGATTGGTTTAAAATTTTAGAATACTGTAAAGAAAGATTTGAAAATGTAAGTTGTTTAAGTAACGGTTCAGTTTTTTCTAATGAAAAATTTTTAAAAAAATCAAAAGATCATGGACTAGATGAAATATTATTTAGCTTACATGGATATGATGAAAAAAGTCACGATGAAATTGTAGGTAAAAAAAGAGCTTGGGTTAAAATAAGAAAAGCAATAGATCTTTGCAAAAAGCATGATATAAAAGTAAGAATTAACTGCACAGTTTATCAAAAGAATTATAAAAATTTAGTATCATATGCTAATATTATAAAAGAAATTAAACCTTTTGAAGTAAATTTTTTAACTTTAAATTATTGGGATGATAGTAAACAGTTTGAACCGATTGATGATTATAGAAAATTAACTGACAATATTAAAAAATGTATTGATTTAATAGTTAATGATACAAAATATATAAACGTTAGATATACACCTTATTGTTTTATGGAAGGTTACGAAAAATATGTTTGTAATCAGTTTCAACATATATATGATATATATGATTGGAATAAAGAATTTTACGAACATGCTGGTGTAAACGAAACTATAGATATTTCAAAAAAATATAATCATAATGAAAAAATTGATATGGCTTTTAAAGCAGCTGGTAAGGATAGAATACAGGATTATAAAAAACCTCTTAAGTGTTTTAAATGTAAATTTTTTTATATATGCGATGGTATTGAAAAGCCATTAAACATGGATGTTTACCCAGTAAAGGGTAAGAAAATTACTGAAGTAAATCATTTCAGAAAAGATTTCTATGAAAAATAATATAGTTTTAGATAAATCATTTGATCTTTATCTTACTATGGCTTGGCCTCATGATAATGATCATGGTATATGTGGTCATGTTTTTGAAATTATTGATTACTATCTATTTTTAAGAAATAAGCTTAAAGTAGGTATCTTTATAGGGGAAAATATGGATTGGTCTACATTAGAAAAAGCTATTAGAAAAAAATACGATATAACTAATGAAATTATAAATGAGATTAAAAATAATACTACATTTAAATTAAGACCAAAAATAGTAAAAGGTAAAAATATTTTAATAGTTGACGGAGGTATAAAAGGTTGTTTGTGTTGGGGTGGAGTAAAGTTAATTTTTAAAAATATATTTAATTTTAGATGTGATTATCTTGATACTCATCACGATTTACAATATAAAAATTTAAAAGTATTACAAGATTTGAGAGTTTATGATGATGGAGATAACGATATAGCTATTAACTATATAAAAAAAATTAATTTTAAATATTATAAAAAAATTAAAAAGGTAAAAACTAATACAGCTTTAATTTATGCAACTAAAAATGAAAGGTCTTTAACTAAAGAACAAATAGATGATATAATAAGCAAATACAATTTTAAAAAATATTTAATAATAACTAGCAATCCGGAAGAGTATAAAAATGAATTTAAAGATTATAAAAATTTAATTTTCCCTAAAATGCCAGTTGATAATATTTTTGAAAAATTTGATACATTTATATACACACCTATAGGTAGATGTTTTGATTGTAGTCCTAGATTCATTGTCGAATGTAAACATTATAATAAAGATGTAATTTATGATAATATAGATGATGAATATTTAAATAAAGATACTGGTTTAAAGTATAGAAAATATGATATAGAAAATAATTTATCAAGTCTTTACTTACAGGAAGATGATAATATAATAGATATAATAAATGAAACAATCAATAAAAAGTTTTGAATTATTAGAATCTAATGATGGTACATATCCTAATTTTGATTTAAAAATTATAATAAAACCATGTTTTAGATGTAACCATAATTGTTGGTTTTGTCATGAATATGATAACAAATCTAAAATGTGGTCTAAAGAAGATTGTAATTTATTTTTAGAAAAAATCAAAAAAATACCATCATATTATAAAAAAATCTATTTATATTTTTACGGTGGTGAACCAACAATGAGTCCTGAATGGGAATATTTACATTATGAAATGGTAAAAATATTCAACGATAGAGAATTATTTGTACAAACTCAAACAAATATGAGTGTAAAAACTGATAGGTTAAATACATTTTTAGAAAATATTAATAAAATTAAATCAAATAATCATATAATTGACATATGCTCTTCTTACCATTTAGGTAAACAAAAAGTTGAAAATTTTATTGAAAAAATGAAAGTATGCGATAAACATAACGCATTAGGTTTTTGTTTTTTTAGTACTGAAATGACTAAAGAAGAACAAATGATAGAAGAGTTTTATAAAATTGCAGATGTTTTTCCAGAAAAAATAAAACTAAGATTTACAGAAATCACATTTACTAATGATAAAAAAGCTACTAACTGGTTACATACTGGTAAAAAAATAAGTGGTTACGAAAATTATTTTGATGATGAATATTTAGTAGGAGAAGATCATGCAAATGCTATGGAGTATAGGTATTTTATGAAGAAATATCCTGAATTTAAAAATTTTTTAGAAGATGGATGGAATTTTAAAATTAATGGTAAAACTATAGTAAAATATACCGACGTAAAAAATCAACAAATGAATAAATTTAGATTTTTTAAATGTTCATGCGGTAAAAAACAACTAGTAATAGATCACAATTTAAAGGTAACTCATTGTAATGACGACTTTTATAATAATATAAAAATAAAAGATTTAAAAGATATAGATTTTGAAAGTTATTTAGCTAAAAATGCTATATGCGCTAACGTGAGATGTTCAGATGGATTGGAGTTTAAAAAATGGAAATAGATTATGTTAAAAGAGAAAATTTAAAAATACATCTATCACTAAATAAATTAGGGTTTAAAAATTTTAAATTTATTGATAATTATGGTAACTACCCTTTTAAAAAGGATGATATTCATGAATATAATAAATTTGGGTTTATTCATAATGGTATAACCTATTATTGCCTATCTATTAATTGGTTTAAAGACCAGTTTCATGATAGATTAGAAAATAAAGAAGTATTAGATGTTTTTAAATGTTTTAAAAAATTTAGTGATACTACTACATATTTTGAAGATTCATGTTATGATAATAATTTTTTTATTTTAAAAAAGAATAAAAAATATAAACCATGTAAAATAGAAGAATTAAAAAATAACAATTTTAAACATTTTTTAATTAAATTTTATAAATTTCATAAAAAATATAAACATGATAGTTATATATCAAGAAAAAAATGGGCAGCATTTTATAAATTAATAAAACGTCATCAATATAAAAAAATCGAAATATTGAAATGTTTTAAACATATAGATAAAAAATTTGATCATTTAGGAGAAGATAAATATTATTCGTTTTTATATAGTCCTAATGATTTTTTATATGACGGTGAAAATTATAAAGTAGATCTCTTTTCTACCCATATAACGTATCATGATTATTTTAATTCCAATTGTATTGCTATAATAGATAATACATCTACAGTAAATGATTTATTAGAATTCATAGAAAAGTATAAAGATAAAGTAAATTATTATATTAATAATAAAATAAATAAAAATGAAAAGTATATTTTATATATAGATAAAGAAATTTCCCATGAAACCGTTATTAATGATACATGAATTTAAAGAAGAGTTTTTAGATCTTCCTTTAGAAAAATACATATTAACTTTTGATGACGGGTTATATACTCAATTTAAATTTATTAAAGAATTAAAAAAAATTAATACAGATAAATATTTTTTTATTAGTAGTAATATAGTTTGCCCTGAAAATATACATCAAGATAATTCTTTTATAGAATGTAGCGAAGCTCATAAAAAAGCTTTTAAAGGTAATTATGAAAACTATATGAAATGGTCTCAAATTAAAAAAATTGATAATTTTAAAAAATGTAAAATAGGTTGTCATAGTCATTTTCATCATATAAAAACTGCTAATTGCGTAGAATGTATAATTTTAGATAATAAATTAATGTTAAAAGAATTTAAAGAAAAAATAGGATATGTACCTGAAATATTTTGTTACCCTTACAATCATAAATCACAGTTATATGAGGAAATTTTATTTAAAAAAGGTTTTAATGAATTTTTTGGAGAAAAAAGAATAGATATATACAATATATGAAAATAGATGCAGTTACAGTTTCAATAGATTATAGTGATTATTTAGAAAAAATAATTTCTAATAAAGAATTATTAGATAATTGGTTAATAGTTACTCATAAAGATGATAAAAAAACAATTAAAGTATGTAAAGATAATAAATTAAATTTTATATATAGTGAAAAAATTTATGAAAACGCAATATTTGCAAAAAGTAAAGCTATAAATGAAGGTTTAAATTATTTAAAACCTAATGATTGGATATTACAACTTGATAGTGATGCTAAACTACCATCTAATTTTAGGACTATAATAGATAAAAATGTAAAAGATAAAAGTATAATATACGGTAGTAGGAGATATGATGAGATGGGTAATGACATTGGTATTGTTACAGGAATGCCTTATAAAGGAGCAGTTGGTTTTTTTCAATTATGGCATTCTTCTGAAAAAAACAGATATACTGAAACAGAACATATAAATGCTGAAGGAGATGTTGATCATGATAAATCTTTTAAAAATAGACATATATTACCTTTAAATATTATAGATATACAAGATAAAAGAACTAATAAAAGAGTTAATTGGTATGGTAGAGGTATATTAGGCAAAACAAGACATAAATTTTATCAGTAGATTTTTTAAAATTAGTTTTTAAATAATTGTATGGAAGATAATATTAATTCAATAGAAACACAATTTGAAATTTTTAACGAAAATGTTGCAAAATTTAATGAAAAAAATAATGCTTCAGCTGGTACAAGAGCTAGAAAAGCATTATTAGAAATTACTAAAATTTCTAAAGAACTGAGAAAACAAATTCAAGAGAAGAAGAACAGTTAAACATATAAATAATTAAGTGCAAAGCTTTAAATTATTTTATGAAAAAACATTAGGTTTAATTGAAACAATCGATATTAATGGTATCGGTGAAGTTGAAAGCAAGGTAGATAGCGGTAACGGTGCATATAATGTATTGCATGGTATTAACATACAAGAATTACCAGATGGTAAAATATCATTCGATACTGTAAAGGATAAAAGTATACAATTACCTGTTATTGAATATATTGATATTAATATAGGTTCTGGTAATATCGAAAAACGACCTGTTGTTGAATTTGATATTTTATTTGGTGATAAAAAACTTAATAATGAAAAATTTTCTATTGCTGATAGAACTGAAAATGAATATAAAATATTAATCGGTAAAGAATTTATTGAACGTATGGGAGGTTTAATTGACGTTCGTAAAAAAAATAATTTAGACTAAAAAAGAGCTGATCCCATTTCTGGAACCAGCCCTGCTCGTTTTCTATTTTAATAAGTAGATTATTTCCTACTAGCTTTCCATTTTTTAGCATGGTTTTTAGCCCAAGATTTTTGAGCCTTTTCCATACCAATGTCATGTCCAGCTTTTTCAGATT